ATGTATATCCATTATCGTTATACTTTTTATGCCCCCCCCTTATAGTAGTTTATGTTATCTATATAGTCATTAGTTATAGCTTTTAGCTCCTCTTGTAAGTCTGCTAGTTGTTTTTTTAACAATAGCTCATTCATTTCTATCCCACTTAAAGCCATTTGCATTGTTTCTATTAAGTTTCTTTGAGCATTGATTAGTTTCTCTTGTTTCTCAATGATTTGTTTTGCATCATCGAATAAGTCCATTAATTCACTCATTTTGTTATCTTTTTATATATATACATTGATACTGGTATAATATATATTAATCCAACTATCCAACTATCAATTATTGCTATTGTTGTCCATACTGAGTCTGGTATTATTGTATCCTCATATATTAATGCTATTTGTAATCCTATTATAAATGTAATAAGTAGATGACTAAATCTTGCAATTACAAAGGCTAACACTCCAGCCCAAAATCCTTTTTTTAATTTCTTCATTGTTCTCTATTGTTTAGTTTATCTAATTCAAAGTTTAAATGGTTTATAGCCTTCTGTATATCCTCAAATGGCGATTCGTGTTTATAATTACAACGAAGAAGATAACTAACAGCAACCCCAACATTATAACTTAAATCCCAATCCTCAACAACCTTACGAGCCTCATATCCATAAGTGCTACCTACATAGTAGTTTGGTATTGGATTCCTTTTTAAGTCCTCAATAACTTCTTTAGCTTCATTCATATTTCTTGTATAGTCGTAATAGTATTTACTCTTTGCCATTCTTATTTCTTTTTGCTTTTGCCCATGCAGTTTTTTGATTGTGATGAGGTAAACATAATGTCATCAAATTATCTTGATTCAATCTATCTCCTCCGTCTTTTATCTCCACAATATGGTCAATAATAATTTTATCTTTATAATTTACTTTGCCCTCTTCTAAGCACCATTCACAAACTGGATTTCTTTCGATATGCCACTTTCTAAGGTTTCTCCAAGCTGTACTATTGTAGAAGTCATAATTTTCCGACTTGTGTTCTTTAGTAAAGCCAGTAGTCTTTTTGCTACTTGCGATCCATTTCTTTTTCTTTCCTTTTGGTAAACTTGGCATTAGTTTAAAAGTATGTTGTCATTATCATCAATCTCTGGTATCTTATAAGCTATTGATATAATTGGAGGTATTCCATTATTATTTAGCCAATCATCCATTGTATCAATCAAAGTATCTATTGCTCTGTCCTTAGCATCGTCTAAAGGCTCTAAATCGTCAACCGATATTTCTATACTAACTGATGCGATTATTTTCATTTTTCTTATTCTCTTCTGATATAAATCCAACAATAAAATAGTGAATGAATATCAATACAAATATTGGCAAACAACTTAATAAAATTATCAATGCGAGTAGTGTTCTAAATATGCTTTTTAAAATCATATACATCGTGATAAACTTTTGTAATATATTTGTTTGCATTGATTTCTATTTTTCTGTCCCATTCTCGATAGTCCTCTCTATAACCAAACATTAATTGAAATCCTATGTCTGAATTTATTTTCTTCGGTAATACAAGCTCTAGTCCGTTTTTCGTTCTTTTCCATATCTCTTGATGTCTGGTTGCCCTATTAGATTTCAAGCGTGGATTTATATTTATTTATTATTCTTTCCATTTGTGATTCATACCATATTGGAAAGTCATATGTCTGGTCTCCTTGTTCCCATACTCGATAAAGAACTGCTCTCAATCTTTGTGAGGCTGTTTTGTTTTTACCAACTTCAAAATCAGTTGTAAACTTTTCGACCTCTTCTTGTTCAGCTCTTGAGATGTCATCTGAGCTAATTAGAACCATTCCAGGAGACTTTCTCAAGCTAAACACTCTCATCATTGTTTCCTCTGGTAACTCTTGTGTGTGTATGTTAATACTTAGAGTTCCGTCAGCTAGAGTTGAAACCTTGTTCACTCCTCCCTCAAATATTACCGTCTTTTTCATTGTTATAAATATACAAAATTTCCTCTATTTCCCAATCTTTAGCGTTCAAAGTTTTAAACAAACGATTGTTAATCCAGTTCTCTAATCTTTTGCTTATATGTCTCGATTGCCTCTTCATAATCTATTCTGTTTAGTTTTACTATTGTTTTAGAGCGTTGTTCTAATTCCTCTGCTGTTCCATGTCCATAAATTAAATCCAAGTAATTTCCGAACTTATATTGCTCTCCTTGTCTAAACATATTGCATTTTATACATTGAACTTGAACATTGACCTCATCCCAACGAGTTGCATGATGTGTTCTGCTTTGAAAGTGACCAGCTTGTTGCTCTTTCCAGTGTTTTTTTATTCCACAAGTAAAGCAACTTACTAGTCCTAAGTGGTCTGCATTTCTCCTCCTTATGTATTCACTAAACAACTTGTCTAGCTTTTGCTTTAATTTACTTATTGTCGTTGGCATTCCCTATCTTTTTTATCTCTCTATTTTGCAAAGCCTTATCCATTGTATCTATTCTTTTTTTGTAGAGTTCGTATTGGTCAATTTGATTAGTTTGTCTTTTAAGAGCTTTAGATACTTTGTAATTTCTTAAAGCCTCATTCCACATTGGAACATTGACAAAGTGAGGTCCATCGTTCTCTCTTATGTATTTATTTATAGCAAATCTTACCTCATCCAATTCCATTGATCCATATCCATTAGCTAAGTCATTAGTCAATAGATTAGTCATTTGTACTATTATCTCAGCCTCTGGAGATTGCCCTAATTGGACATAAAGCGTTGATATTATATCATAACATTGTGTTTTAAGCTCTTTGATATTATGAGCATAAAGAAACCATACTTGTTTACTCTTGTTCATTCACTTGTCTTTTTACTTCAATTAATATTTCCATAAGTCCATCGTAGATATTCTCAATCTCTTGACTTCCTCCAGTAAATTTAACAATTTCTTTTTCATATTGTTTAGCAACATTCAAAAGTCTATTAAATTTTAATTTTACTATTCCAGCATGAGTTCCTTTTAAATGGTATAACTGCTCATTAAAACATCTAAAAGTAGCTAATAATAGATTTAATTCAACGGTTTGTTCTTTAGTCATTTTATTTTTTTAATTGTTTAACAAAACGGGCAACAACCTTGGATTGCTCGGTCATTCGCAACTGACTTTTACCTATCATACCAACAAGTTTTTACTTATTTGTAACATATCTATATCATAATTGTATCTACTTGCTTGTCGAACTTGAGGTCTCAAATTGCGACATCAAGCTAATATTGATATTTTTTATTTATTCATTGTTTAACATTTCTAATCCTTTATGATAGTTGCTGAGTATCTTTTGTACTTTGGTTTGTTTTTCTGTTTTTATTTCAAATAATCCTTTCCATCCATTCTCAATAGATTGCTCAATGATTTTCGACTGAACCTCCTTATCATTGTTTGAGATCCTTAGTAGCTTGGAAATCGCCGCCGCCTCCCCCAGTTTCTTATAAGATGTTCTAAATTCCTCTTTTCTAAATGACTTCCATAATTTCCAAGCCTCTAAATTTAACTCAAAAGGATAAATCTCCTCTGTTTTAGTATTATTAGTATTTACTTTATTTAAGTCTTTAGTATTATTAGTATTTAGTAGTGGTCGATTTTCCACATCTAGATAATCAACATCTGGATAATCAACATCTGGATAATCGGTATGTGGCTTCTCAAAGACTATATAATCCCAAGAGATTATCTTTCCGAGCTTATCTCTCTTCTGCTCTCTTGTCATATAACCGTTCTCTGTTAGTTCCTTAAATGCACTATAAATGGCTGATTTACCGTCTAAATGCCATTTCTCAACCTCCTCAACATATAACTTCCAATCGTTAGGTAAAGCCAGGAGATGACAAAGCAACCCCTTAGCTTTTAACGATAGGTTCTTATTAAAAATGAACTCATTGTTGATAGTAGTAAAGTTCTTTGACTTCTCAACTCTAATTCGTTTCATTTATAGTGTATTTAGAAATAGTTGTAAAATTTCCTAATCTAGTTTTAACTTTAATCCTTTTATCAGGAATAATATAACCATCTTTTCTAAGGCAATAAATGTGATGAGATAGTCTTGTTATTCCATATTCCATAATAGCATCCCAAGATGTTATTGATTTATAAGTCTTTAAATGATTAATGACTTGCTCCCTCTGTGTTAGTTTATTCGTTTTCATAATATACTCTTAATTGATTTCTTAATTCTATTTTTTCCCTTATTTTATCTGATTTGAATTTTCTTATTTCCTCCAGTAAATTTTTAGCATCTACATATCCTAAATCAGCTTTTACAAGCTCGAGGATCGTCATATAAATATCTTCATAATTTTTGTCATATCTCAATATACTTGAATGTATGTTGTAATGATGTATAATAGTTGCATGATTTACTTTAAAATACTTTGCTATGTGGGTCCAAGGCATATTCAAAATGTCTTTACAAATGGAATAAACCATCCTCCTAACATCTAAAATATGTCTCTCTCGACTTCTTGTATTAAATTCGTTTATATCTAAATTAGATACAAAGCAACTTGTTTGCACTATTTGTTTTACTCTATCCATTATAGTTCTACTTTTAATCGTTCATAAATATCTGGAGCTAAGTCTTTTAGCTCTCTTAGTTTTTTTCTTGATTCTCTCTTTGCTTTCTCTTTACAAGTTTTGGAAATATCCAATCCAGTTGCATTGTTGATTATCATGTGTGATTCTTTAAGAATCTTGTTAATTCTATCTTTCTTTGTCATATTCTTTATCTTTTAAATACCACTCTTGAAGCTCTTGACATTGTTCTTGTCTTATTATTCTTTGAGAAATAAATTTACCAGAATGATTAACGCTAATATACCAATCTTGCAATATAACTTCAAAATGGTCATCGTGTTCTATTAGCTCAGTAGCTTTTCTATTAAGATGTAACCATCCATTCCCTCGTCTCAGTCTAAAACAATAACTAGTCTCATGGTCATAAACTTCGTCACGCGATTGTTTACTAAAAAGGTAAGTCTGTGCCATTGCCATTAGATTTAGGTTTTACATCATTTAACACCCACTCTTTAAATAAGTCAGCTATCTCTATAATCTTTGCCACATCATCAGTTCCAACGATATTACAAGCGTTTGTAAGAGCGTTTTGTTTAATGATATACACTTGAGTATCTTTGTTATTAGATTGTCCATTAGAAGCCTTAAAATTGCCCTCAAATGTTGATGCTGGTTTTATCTTGTTGACTTTAGAACCATTATAGTCTCTTGTTGTTACTTCAATGTCAACAGCTTGACCGACTATAAATTTGTTTTGTTGTTCACTTTTAGAAAGATACTCTCCTTTCATTCCATCCTCAAACTCCAAATTGAATTTGTAGAATGTACCCCATTGAGAGTCAAAACTTCCTTGAGGATTTACTGATTTTACGATTTTGTTCATAATTGAAAATAGTTTTTAATTGTTAAAATAATAATTGATAATAAGCCTAAATACATAATAAAATATTTAAACATTTCTTTGTTTAATTTGTTCCCCATTTTATGTAAAAAATTATCATAGTGAATAAAGAGCCGATATAAGAGCAAAACACCTCTGTATAGTATGTAGGTATTAAATAAATGAGAAGTAGCGTTAAAACGGCTATAAATACACTATAAAGGCATAAATCGTTTAATGTGTAGCTAAAGAATTGAACTTGTGTTCCAAGCTCTAATTTAGCATCTAAATAAGTTGGTTTGTGTAAATCTTTATTTTTCATTGTTAGTTAGTTTAAAAAGGGGAGATTGCTCTCCCCATTGTTATTATTTTATTGCTACATAAAAAACTCTGCCACCTCTATTCCAGATGTAACTTTCTACACCATATTCTCTCATTAATTTATGCTGTCCTTTTTCAGCTTGTTTTCTATTTACATAATATTTGTCTAATACTTTTAATCCGTTTCTTAATGTTGTTGTTTCTATTGTTGTCATTGTTTTGTGTTTTAGTTTGTTAATTATGGTGCTAATATAAAACGACTTTTTTAATTGTGCAAACTTTTTAACAAAAAAAGTGAATATTTTTTAGTTTACTAGATTAGACAAGTGTTAAACTTTTTAATAAATTACCATAAAAAAAGAGGGATATTTGTAAAAAACACCCCTCTCAAAACAATAAAAAAGTAATTAAACTAACAAACAAGTGAACAAATATAGTGAAATATATACTAAATAAATACTAAAATAAATACTAAAATATGTGTGTTAAATGTGCTATCTGTCCAAATTCATTATGAATAAATCCCTCAACTGCTTTAATGCTACCAGTATAACCTTTTTGATAATGCCAAGAATCTGATCCACTTGGAGAGCGTAAGAACTCAACCGTCACTCCGATATTATCAAAAGAGCTTAGAAACTTATATCGTTGTTTATGATGTAAATGATGTAAATACCAATATCTATATTTAGTATTTGCCCACATTATAGGCTTTTCTTGAGCCATGTGTAAGGGCAAATTAGGGAGCTTTGCTCCGTCTCCATGTGTTAATCCTATTAGACTATTTTTGTATTTATAATATTTACGATGCATAGGATCAGCATCTACATAAACAGCATCGGTATTTCTATACCAAGATTTCAAAGCATGAGCTAAATGAAAGCCACTCATATAGTCATGATTGCTCATTGAATGAATACAATCAACTGGAGCTATTTGAATTAACATCTCTACAATTTCAACATATAACTCTAAAGCCTCTGTAAAGTGTCTATACCATTTGCCGTCTGTATCTTGTGGAGTTCCTTTAGTTGTGTTTCCTTGGACATTATCCGTATGTAGTATGTCATTGCCTATGCAAAACAATATTCGTTCAATAGGAAAGCCCTCAGCATTTCTTAAAATACCTTTAACACCATCCATGACTCTTTGCTTTGCTATTTCTACATTATACTCGTTTCCAGTTTCTTTACTATCAGCATATTTACCGATATGAACATCAGCTGGATTAATGATAAGCAAATGGCCATCCTCTCTTTTGGGATAATCTATTGTTGGATATTTAGGAGAGTAGTTAGATATAAGCTCCTCAATAGAATTTAAGAACTCATCTTTTGTGAACTCGTTTGGCTTTGCAAAGATTGAGAACTTTTGGCTCTTATACCAATAATGTGATATACTATTAATGTCAATACCAGCCGAATCACATTCATCAGCTAATAATGAATCCTTTTGTTTGTCAATTCGGTATTGGTCAATCAGTTTCCATTCGTCTGGTTTCAACCGATACCTTTTTCCGTCTTTCATTTGTTTTTGATTTTCTCTAAACCTCTTGAGCCGAAGTATGCACCTATAACTGTGATAAGAACTACCGTTAAAAGGTCAACCCATTTCTCTTCAACTACAAAAGAAATGACTCCAGCGTCGATAAATATAAGAAAAGTTGTTGAAACTACAAGCCATCCCAACACTAAAGGTCTTATATTTCTAGGTAGCCATGAGGATTGTTGATTATCTGATTGCCATCTTTTAGTTATTTCTTGCTCAATTAAAGCCTCTTGTTCTTGGATAATTTTTTGCATCTCGTTTTTGAGTTGCATTTTCTCCTCTTTGCTTGTGATACATTCATCAATAATTGTGTCAGCTTTACCAAGCAATCCACTTAAAATAGTTCCTAATATAGCCATATAGCATTTGGTTTGTCATTATCTGTGTCGCAATGGATAAAAGTCTTAGCTATGCCAATTCGAGTAAATCCAGCCATTATAAGAGCATTAACTATCTTTTGTCTAGTATTACTATCATTACAAGATATATCACTTGCTAATCCCTTTGGATGGCTTGAATTAGAAACTCCTCCAACTCTTTTATTTGTTTCCTCACTTCTCCATCCACTTGTTATCTTAAATGGTATTCCAGCAATATCTCTAGCCTTATCTAATTTTAATAAAAAGTCCATTTTCATATTCTTGCCAGTTCCTGGAGCATCGTCAAACTCTTCTAGTTTAAAGTATTTTAATGCCATTGATTTATCTAATTTTTTTAAACTCTCTTTCCAAGTTTCAAGTTTCATATCCATTACCCTTGACCTCTTGATTTAGATTTATAACCATTTTGACCTTTTGAGGCATTTTTAGAATGAACTCCCTTGCGTTTTCTCTTTGTTTGCTTTACAAAGTTTACTATATTTTTTTTGCTCATTTCTTATTTTTTCTATTATAAATGAATTTATCAGTTGTGTATATTATTGACATTAATAGGAGAACTATCTTTAAAACAATCTCAACATCTGCTAAACTTACAAAAGTGAATATTGATGTATTGACAAACAATACGTCTGCTGTTTCTTTTAATATTTTCATAATCTTGGATCGTAACTTAAGTAAATTTCAACATCTCCATAAATCTTATTGGAGCCAGTTCCAGTCTCTCCAGTTTTTTTGACACTTGGAAAGATAATATTTCCCTCATCTAAAGTGTAAGGAGTCTCATAAACTCTATTGAATACATAGTTTTGGTCGTTTTGTGACGTAGCATCTAATTTATCAATAAGAGATATTAATTGATTTTTATTATCGTTTGCATCGGTAGGCATATCCCACAAAGAAAAAGTAAAATCATGCCCAGTTGCTGAATTTGTACTAAAATTATATATGATTTTTTCTATTATAGCTCCACCAGTAGGAGCAATAAAAAAGCCATATTGACTAGTCCATCTATTAGGCTTTGAATCGCCATCGGATAATACAGCTCCAGAATTGACATTGAAGTTCCATTGACTAAAGTTAGGCAAAAAGTCATTTCCATTAGTACTTCCAGTCATATAAACGTGGCAATGAGCATTAACTCTTTTTCTAAATAGTGAATCGAACTTATATTCTCTATCTAAAATAACAATACTGCCAGCTGGAATAAGTTGTGAAACGGTAGTTGATGCAAAGGTCAATCTATTAGAATCAAAATAGACATCATTATTCAACGTGATTTGTATTGGCTGACCAGTATCAGCACATATAACATAAATAACATCATCAGCAAGTAAAAGAGTATTCGTTCCACTTGTAGGAATTATATCAATAGATGATATTGTCAATGATGTTGTATCACTACTTGTAACAGCAACACTCTCTCCTCTTAAATAATTGTTAATCCTTGCCATTTACCAAAGTTCAAATTCTTGTGATGCTGGTAATACATTCAGATTACCAACTACTATTGTTTGTGTGTTTCCACTTAAATCTATTCCGTACCATTCGCCACTCCAAGTGTCCTCATTAGCATTATAAGTAACTTGATAAGGAATGTAAGGAGTTCCATCTATATTAATTCCATTTAAATAATGTAATATTTGACCACTAATTGTCTTGATATTTCCGTTAAATACCTTAGCTCCACTCATCTGTCCTTTTAATACCTCCTCAACAAGTAATTGAGTAAACTCAACACCAGTTCCAGTATTATAGGCTTTCCATGTTGCATTCGTTCCACTATCCCAACTTGATGTTGTATAGTTATATGTTTCAATTCTGCCGACCGCTCCACTTGTAGGACCAGTTCCAATAAATAGCTCAGGAATTTCAAACTTAACACCATTATCAATCGTTGTTCCTCCGGGTGAGTTGTAAGCTCTAAAATACTTTTTAATGACTACCTCATTATCTATTAAATATTTTATTCCTTGCTCTTCACTTAATTCTGGAGCAGAATAAATTAAAATGTCATCCTCATTAGTGGTGGTCGTTGTTTCTGTAATTTCTATTTGACTATTTATAGCTAAAGCACTTACATAGTTATTATAGTATGCTTGACTATATATTTCTAAAAATAACTCTCCATCTGCTGGTAGCTCTTCAGTTTGTAGGTTAATGTTTACCGTTGAAACTCCAGGACTATAATTGTCATTTAAATATACTGGACCTATTGGAGAACCAGTTGTTGTAAAGAAATCCGATGTAGTCCATTGATTAGGAACTAAAGATGAAATAGGACAATAGTAAGTAGTTGCATCCGTTACAAGTTTAAATCTTGCACTTATTCTCACTTCTACTTTTTCATTTGCTCCAGAAACATCAGTAAAAGTCAAATTATTGACTCTGTTAACTTGTATATCTCTATTAAATAAAATACTTGATCCAGTTACTTGAGTAACATTACCTAAAGAAATTATTAGTCTATCACTTGCAGAGTTATTTATTGAATAACTAGAGCCAGTATATGTATTGCCATTATATATAAATCCATTCCAAATAGCTATTTCATTTGATTGGCTTTGATATGCTGTTCCAGTATCTCCATCAATATAGTAGTAATAAAATGGCATATCAAAACTCTGTAAATGGTTGTAATATGTCTCAACACTTCTCAAAATAGGTAAGAAATCAAAGTCAGCATTATATCTTTTCTTTGTTGTACCCTCTGTCAAGTTTAAAGAAGTTGATCCATAACTTGCTGGAGTTGTTATACTATTTTTATTGTAAGTTCTGAAATAGTGTGTACTTGGAGAAGTCCAATCGTCATAATTATTGACTTGTATTAAGTTCCATCGACCAGCCGACATAAAACATCTCATTCCCCATGCTTTGCAAATATTGTCTAATAATGTGAATGAGTCTTTATATTTTTTAGAGCCGTCATCATCAACCTCAACAAAAGCCATAAAATTAAACCTACTAGCAACTAAAGGATCACGACTATCTGTACTTGTCATTTCATCAGTAGTCCAATCAACAGAAGTCCAAATAAATGTTGGAGAAGTATCTGACCAGTAGTTTGTAGATGTTGCTATTTGATTAATAAAAGCATTTCTAAAATATACTATTGTTTGATATGATGTAGGATTTATGTATGGTATATTTGTATTAAAAGCAATATCTTTTAAAGGAGCTAAACCACAAACGGCTGTCAATGATACTCTTCTTGGATAAGCAATGTCCTCCTCTGGAGATATATCATTTAATAATAATCCAGCCCAATACAAAGAATAACTAACATCGTTAGAACTACTATAAATCCCTATGTCATAATCTCCATAAGCCGAACTCCTAATCTCATTGATGACTGATTGCTCTCCATTTTGAGTTATTAATACATCTAACTTAACCTCTGAGGGTATTAATCCAGTAAATCTATTATTATCGTCAGTTTGATAAGTTAGGCTAAATCCATCAGCTCCTAAATCTGGAGTAAATAGTGTGGCACTTGTAGAATTATTGTCATATATTTCTACTCTGTAATAAGTTCCGTTATCACTTTGGAAACTACACTCAAATCGTTTATCTCTTGCCATTAGTAACCTCTTGTTCTGTTTCTATTGTTTCTTGCTCTATCTGAGCTTAGTAATATATCAGCTCCACTTATTGTGCCAAATACTTCTGTAGAGCCTCCAGTATTTATCATTGATTTTAGTCCTACTCCTCCACCTACTGAGTTAGCATTAACATTACCCACTCCTCCTAATACATCTCCTATACCAGCTAATCCTCCTATATTCTTTAGTCCCATCATAGCACCTATACCAGTACCTCCTAGTAAAGCATTTAATATAAGCATAGCAGCAATCTGAGCTAACATTGCTTTTAATGCTTGTTTAGCACCCTCTAAGAATGATTTAAAGAAGCCTTCTTGACTTTGTAATGCTTGAGCAAATACTCCTTGAATTACATTACCAAAAGTCATAAAGCTCTGATTAATGTCGTTAGCTACTATATCCATAGAAGATAATCCCTCTTCAAACTCTTCTAAAACTGGTGTAAGTTCTTTTAATTTTTTTAATTCTACATTAGTAGCTTTTATTGGCTCAATAAAATTAAAGGAAAAATTAGCATCTGGAGTTCTTTCAGTAGGTGTTGTAGGAGTTGTAGTTGTAGGTACAAAAGGAGCAATAGGCTCAAAATCTCCTACTACTTCATTATAATCCTCGTATTCTTTTTGTAAGTCTCTGAATCTATTTACAAGATATAAAACAGCTGCACCAGCAGCCATTATCACAGCAGTTATAGGAGTTATTGCAGCTACTACTGAAGCTGCTATTGGTATAAGTGTAGCTAATGTAGTAACAAGACTTCCTATTGCTATAATAACTGGTCCTAAAGCAGCTAATAATAAA